ATGGTTGAAATTAGATACGGTGAACAAATTGAAGTAACCGATCTTGCCGGGCAAACTATCGGCGAAGCCCGCGAGCATTACAAGGCTGCATTTGGCATCCCGGATAAAGCCAAAGCAAAATTGAATGGCTCTAAAGTTAAATCCAGCGCCGAAATAGACACAGTGCTCAATGACGACGATCAGGTTACTTTCGCCGTCGCCCGCAGCCGGACGCCTTTCCTTATCGGCGCGCTGCTCCTGGCCTTAGCCGCTACCGGCGGCATCTTCGCTTTCGGTTTCACTAACGCCAACTTGACGTTGAGCGCCACCACCCATACCGACTTTGTCTCTGTTACAGCAAATACAGACGGCCTTAGCTGGGACGTATGGGGTATCTTCAAAGGCTCCATCTTCGGCGACAAAGACCTCTTCTACATCCAACCTGCATCCGGCTGGACCGGTGACCTGGTAACCACCGTCAGTCTCGGCAATGTAGGCGAGTTAGCGAAGACATATCGCGCGTTTGCACTGGAGTTGGAACTGATTAACACCAATGATGGTGTTACTGTATTACCCCTCGGCCTAAACCAGAATCAGGTAGTCCTGCTCTCGCTCGATTATCCCTCGGTAAACCTGTTCTATGGTGGTTCGACGACCAACATGACGGTCAGGGTAAAGAATGGCTACTATGTCGCCACGCACTTCCCTGCCGGCGGCACTGCAAGCCCTTCTATCTATTGTGACGTCGCACAAAGTGACTTCTAGAACAAATAGTATAAATGTTGAGGCGGGGCAGCTGGGAAGCAGCCCGCTGCCCTGCCCCTCCCACTTGCCTAGCCCGCTACTTTAGGTAGCTAACGAGTAAAGAACAAAATGAAAAAGAGACTAATAATATTTTTCGGAATGGTGCTAGTCGCCCTAGTGCTGACATCAGGCACTTTTGCTTTTACCTATACTAATAGCAACACAGCAATAACGCCTACGCTAGCCAATGGTGACTTTGCCACCTATCAAATAGCACCTAACCAGCCTAACTGGAACAGCGTTTTACCCGGAGCCAGCTCCGAAATACTTGTCCCGAATGGATGCGGCGACGAAACGAGCCTCCCCACCCAATATCCCAGTAACGGTCAACACTGGGATAAAGTCGACGAGCAGCCCACGGATGACGACGGCAGCACCTATGTTTCTACTGCCGGCTCGAGCAACTGGAAAAGAGACCTTTACACCTTGAGCGATTATGCTCACACCAATGGTACGGAAACTATAACCAGTATTACTGTTTACTTCCGTTTCGCCGCTGGCGGCAGCTATACCGTTTCTGCCAAAGCCTCCATCAACACCAATGGGGATGTATTCGAAGGCAATACCGTAACTCGTTCTGGTACCAGCTATACTACGGCATCTTGGGATTTAACCACCAATCCTTCGACTAATGAAGCCTGGACCTGGGACGAGATTAATGATTTGCAGGCTGGGATTAACATGAAAGGCTACTCTTCGACCAAGCCGGCTCTCTGCACCCAGTTGTATGTCCAGGTAAATTATGAAGCCGCTGCCGTTGCCAGTGAGGTACCCCAGGGTGCCCTATTTGTCGTCACGCCTAACACCAGCTTCACTGGCGATTTATTGATCAAGGTCTATATTACTAATGTCGCCGATTTACTAAAGGCGTACCAATATCTCAACATGAAAGTCTATGTGGATAATTCGATTGAAGCCGGTAAGACACCAAATTATCAGGTTCTTAGCACCGAAAACGGAGTAGTGGTATTTAATATTATAGGCGGCTCCGCTACTAGCTATACAGTTCAGCTAATCGGCGGCAGCTACAATTTGATTTCTAACGACCCCAACGATTGGGGGACGGGATGGACAGTTACGCCAGAATTTTATTGCGAGGTTTCACAGAGGTAAAATAAAACCATGAAGCGCGCTATCTTGCTTATAACCCTTACAGTACTCGTCGTTGTAGCCTTCCTTACGGTAAAAGGTACGTTACCGTTTATGCCCATCTACGGCTCTTCTATGGAACCTACGCTAACTTCCGGCAGTTTGATGATGATTAGTCCTATTGACCCTAAGAACATCAAAGTAGGAGATATTATTGTCTACAATATCCCGTCGATGACCCGCGAATATTATAACTACCCTCCGACCGTCGCCCACAGAGTTGTGCAGGTAATAACTTCCCCGTCCTTAGGTTACCGCACCCAGGGTGATAACACCGGCGAAGACCCCTTTACCATCAGGCCGGAAGATGTCCGCGGCACCGTTGGCAGCCAGATACCGTACATCGGTATACCGCTCCTCTTCTTCCAGAGCACGCAAGGCATGATATTTGCCATCATCGCCCTGGTGCTGTTGGCTTTATTCCTCTACGGTACAGAAATAGGCCGAGGTGGCGGTTGGGTGCATCGAGGCTTTTTCTCCCCTGTCATCATTGAAGAAAAGAAGGCTAGCAGGATGCTCTCCCGCCAGCTGGAAGGCACGGAAAAGAAGATGGAAACCACCGAGCAAGCCTTGGATAAATTCTCGGCTGCGGTCGCCGAATACGCCAAACACCTGGAGAGCCATACCAGCGCTATCCAGGGTTTATCCGAGGCATCTCATGAGCTAAAGAGAGGCGCCTCCGAACAAAACCGTGTCCTCTCTGCTATTATGGATAACGTAGTGAAATCCAGTCAAAAGCGGGAAACAATCATCATTAAAGAAGCAGCCGCTCCTTTACCCCCAACCCCGGTAATTAAAAAACCGGTGGTAAAACCCTTACCTTATCACGGAGCTTTAGCTAAAGGCGCAGTGGGCTTGGCTCGCCAACATTGGCTTACCCAAAACGAAAAGTCTAAAATACTCCACTAGGTATAAACAGCCGTTACGACGGCTTCCTTGGGGTTATTCTCATCGAAAAAGATTACGGCTACCTGGCGTCCTGCCACCATTTCTGCTGACGCCAGATTCCGGGCTACGGTAACATCTTCAAGATATACCTTATAACCATCAGCGAGACGTACCGTCGCCGTATAGTTCGTGGCATTAAAACTCTTGAGTTCTGCTTTTTTTAGTTTCATACTACACACCGCCTAATTCTAAACGCTGCAGATATTCGCCTCGCTGCGGTCGATATATGAGCGTCATTCCCAGCACCCGTCTTTTTGCTGCCGCCAGTCCGGCGCGGGCATCGGTTACCTCGATAACATCATAAAGCTGCTGACCGCAATTTACCGGTACCAGCATCGCCCCGCCGACTGCAGCTAATTCCGCTTTCCTTAATAATGCTTCCCCCCGTTGGTAGCCTTTCGCGGTAGTATTCAAATTTCTATCTTCAACATGCCTTATACGGTCATAGAGCCGGTCTATCTCGTCCCAGTCAAAGCTATCAACGAGAATCATTTTACCCTGGCTCGTATCGTAACCCTCCACCTGCGCCCTGTTCGTTCCTAGAGCACCCTGACGGTAGCTGCCTTCCAGAATCGCATGCCCTGCCCCATAGCTGTATTCTGAACCATCTGTAGACTGCGGATTGACCAGATAGGCTTTATTTCCTTCGACGAAAATTACATCCGGTGCGAAAGAAAACAGCTTCTCTATTACGTTTATGCCGCTATCATTCGGACTTACCGTAAAATCCGGGTAAAAACCCGTTATCGTCGATGATTGGGATTTCACTTCCAGCTTCAGACCGGCTCTAGCCAGCACTACGGCGATGATATCCTTTACGCTATAATCACTGGTCGTCTTATTCCAGCGCATCTGGTGTCTGGCATCCCAGTCGCTTAACGCCCCCCACCCATCCCGCGCCCGCAAGATAACACTGGCTTTTCCGCCGGCGCTGATGTGCTCGATGGACTCCAGGCAATAGCTTTGGCCGGCGCTATATTCATCTCCTGCCGCCGTGCGGTAACCTAGGCTGAACTCAAGTTGGCAACCTTTATCCAGCACCGCGATATCGCCCTGTCCCGGCGCCGCGTATTTACCGTCGTCATTTTTCAACTCTACGGTTAAAGTGCCCGCCGCTTTATCTATCTCCTGCCTTACACTAACGATATCTGCTGTGAGGTCGAGGCTCTGGCTGCTCAACGAAGCCCGCCAGACGCCATTGGGACTGGCTAGCCAGCCGTAGTTGCCGTAATGTGCCATCGCCAGTCCATACTCACAAGAAAGGTTGAACGGCGTCGGCTCACTCCAGAACCCGTCATAATAATGCGCGCCAGGCAGAGTATGTGACCCGTAAGGTCGGTTGTATGCCTCGATGCCGCTATATTTTTCGGTGTAAAAGCAGCGGTGAACATCCGTCTTATCCAGGAAAGGCTGCTTATACTCGTAATCTCCGCCCGCCGGCGCCGAGGCGAGCTCCTTTAAAGCCGACCATGTGCCCGCGCTGACATCACCGCCATCGCCGTAGACCAGACTCCATAGTTTAAAGTTACCCGCGGTATCCTTGCCCGTAACCAGCAGGTTCCAATCGCCGTCATAAACACAAGCCACCCCGGATAGGTTGCCGGTAGTTTTATCCCAGGCCGTTCTCGCCTGCCATTGGCCGCTTACATACTTCATTACGTATAGAGTTGAAGTATCCGCGATAAAAACAGCGATATTACCACCGGGTTTGTAAGCTGCCGCGATGCCATAAATAGCGGTGGTCTGTGAATAGTCTAAAAGCTCGGCACTGCCCCAATTTACGCCATAATCCGTGCTTTTAATACGCCGGATTTCGCGGTTGGTCTTTATCCAGAAGATAGAAACCTCCGCACCCAAAGAAGCCGCCGCCGTCACGACGGCGCCGTACTGGTTGGCATACGTCCACTGGCTGAAATCGCTCCCCGGCCCCGGATTGCTTACCCGCTGGTAATATAGTTTCCGATTATCACTAACAGGCGTTATCCTGGCTCTAACCATCGAGCCATCGCCGGGAATAGTCAAGGCATGAAAGTAATCATCCTCGGAGCCGTTGTAAAGCCTGGACCAGTTATACCTATTGACCCCCGCCATCTTGTTCACGGCTTCGATTTTAATATATGGAACCGAAGCTGCCTGTTTTTGTGCCGCCAGCAATGTTGATGTAAGCGTGCGCATGATTCACCCCATCCCCTTTTGGTTATCCCTCGACTTTGCTCGGGACAAGTTGTGGTTATTGCCCTTTGGTTTTTGTATCTTGTATCTTGATTATTATCGTTTACGGTCCGGGGTCAGTCGTCTTGGAAATATTGGGGAAATACGGCTCGTAAAGCGCGTTAACACTCACACGGTTCCTCCGCCCCAGCCTCTTAAGCTCCTGCCGGAAAAACTTAAGCTTCTGGTTACCCCACTCCAGCAATTCGCCGGGCGTTACCGTACCGCCCACGTTGACCCTGTTGATGGCATAGACCGCCAGCTCGATGGCGGCATAGCCACAGGCGCCGCCGGCAACCAGGTCCTCGTATTTTACGGGCAGCGTTGACTCTTCGGCATTCAGCGTGTGCTTCGCGCCGTAATAGATACCGCAGTTAGAGCCGTCCGGCAGGTCGCCGCTCAATATGGTCAGCGTTTCGCCCCAGATAGAAAACTGCTGGTAGTTCGGCGGGGTATCGCCTACCGGGTATTCCACGGCGGCTACCATTATGCGGTCGTCCAACCCGGATATATCCAATTCCCTTGACCCCGCCGTCGTGGGCAGTATCGCTTTCGCCGGCAGCGGCAGGCTCTCCGATAGTTCTCCGACTGCCCGGCTGATGTGTCTCGTTAGCTCGGTATCCGTCCAGCGATAATTTTGAGCATCGCTATCGTGCAGGTCATTCCTGACCAGTGTTATCATTCCCGCTAAGTTCATAAATTGACCTCCTTATGTGTTATGCTCACCTGGCCCCCGTGAGGGTGTAATTTTAAATCGTAACCTGCTTTCCCCGTTAATATTCTCATGCTATCCGCACCTCCGCCTTCGTCCTGACTGAAAAGGCCCTTGAGCAGACCGCCCATCTCCGAACCGCTGCCCCCATCGCTTGCGAGTATTGTTGCTGCGGCAAGACTCGCCTCCACCCCCGAGCCTATCTCCACTATGCCCAGTCCTCTTAAAGATATCGCCTCTGCCCCGCTACCGCTGTCGCCGGATGTTTTTGTCTCCCCTGCCGTGTAAGTGACCACCAGTTTAGGCTTGTAGCCTGTGCCACCCTCAGCGTAATAAGCGGTGAGATACCAGTATCCTCCGTTTACCCATGTGGGTGCGGTATTGGCTACATCGTAGTTAGCGTTTCTAAGACCCAATTTTGTTATACCCGTTTTTGAAATAGCGGCTATACCGGCGGCATTTAAAGCAAAGTCGTTGTATCCGGTAAGACTATAACCTGCGTAAGTGATTGGGGTATCGCAGAATGGCGTTGTACCCAAAGTAGTATAATCACCGTTGGCTAACGCGGTGTTTGAGGTTGGGTTCGATGAATAGACATTCAAATTTCCCGCCCAACTTGCATTATCTAATTTGTCAGAACCTCTTATTGACATTGTGGCTGCTGATATGGTTGCACCATCCGGTAGAGCGGAGGTATCAAATAGATATATAGCCCTGGTGAGCAGCGACCATACATTATTAGTAGTGTATGCTAGTATCTGAACAACATGAGAAGGACTGACGCTATCTTCACAGCCATTACCAGCCCCACCACGTATGTTAGCCCATGTATCACCGCTAGGGAGATACTGGTATGCTCGTCCATCAACCGTTGTCGATTCTGGATGTGCGTCCGGGTAAAACGTTGCGCTGTCGCTAACTGTTAAGGTATAAGTCGCTTTATCGAATTGTTCTTTGGTGATTAGCTCTTCGTCGTCCGAAACGGCGTATTGGCCTAGCTTGAGCTTGAAATCGCCTGACTGGTTATACTTGATTCTAACCTCGCCCCCGGGATTTTTATCGAATACCCACGAGCCTAGCAGCTTGCCCTCGATAATCCTAAGCCTCCTCTTACAGATGCCATAGTCCCACTCTAACGTGTTATCGGTATAGTTTTCGTTTAGGGGGTCTATATCCAAGAGTGTGGCGTCCGAAGGCTCCTTTTCTATGCCATCAAGAAAAAGTTGTGGACGATATATAACCTGTTGCCCCGCCTTCCGTCCATCCGGCTGGTCATTACGCACGGTGAGCGTTACTTGAAGTCTCGAAACATCAGCCTTAAATAGGTTGCTTTTTTCTGCAAACCCATTATCTGTCTTTTGCCAGCCGACCTCTACAGCTTTCCCCTCATGGTCAACCATCGGCAGCTGCGTAATGACCATGAACTGCTTATCGCTTTTTAGGTCGCGGTAGAATTTCGCGTACGGGCTACTCTTGCCCTTAACCGCTTTCTCGTAATCGCTCGTAAGCTCCACATAGTCTTTATCTATGCCCTGCCTTTCCAGATGAGCCAGCAGCACAGGGTCAGTGACCATTTTAGTCGGGTCGGTTACCTTGATAGCGTCCATCGATGCCCTTTCCTGCCTTACGCCAGCGTTATATCCACCTGCAGTGTCCAGGTGCCGCCGGACTTGGTGCCGAGGCTTTCCACTTTTCGGTTGAGGCATTTACCGCTGGTAGCCTGCTTGACTACCCACTCGTTCCAGGCATAGTTAGCATCGCTCGCTCCGAAGCTTGCCTTGAAGGTCGCTTTTTGCGTCGTCGACGTGGGATAGCCGGTATCCATGCCCTTGTAGGTCTTGTTAGTTGCTGCCTGTAAATCCGTCTGCGTCGCATTAGCCGCCGTATTGCTGTCCCCCACCCCTATCTGCGCCCCGGCGTTATTAAAGTGGTTGGCCGAATCGCCACAGACTATATCCCATATCTCGTCTATGCCGCTGTTCAGCAGGCAGTTCCCCTCCCCGTTTATCACCTCGTAAGGCTTATAGAGTCGTTGGAACTCTGCCTCTCTCCCCCGGTATTTCTCGATGTCTTGCCAGTACTTACTAAGTTGAAAACGACAAAGCCATTGCGCTGTATCCTGTTTTTGCATGATTACCTCCTATTTTATATGTCATCCTGAGCGGAGCGAAGGATCCGTTTTAAACCGAACGGATTCTTCAGTCGCTTCGCTCCTTCAGAATGACATCATTGTTTTTTTGATTGTTAATCCTTAACGCCGATAAGCGCCGCCGCCTTAATTGAGCTGAACAGCGCCAGCGATACATACCACTTAACGCGCGTCCTGGAGGCGTCTTTATCTTCCAGCGCCCCCACCGGTTCCACCTGCAGGTGCCCCGGGCTAGTCAGCCCACAGAGCGCCCCCTCGCCTAACTGTACCGCGTAAATGGTTGAGCAATCCCCGCCGGTGGTAGCTGTTTCCACCCCGCCAGCGACCACGTGCGTATCGAGTATCCAGTCGTTCACGCCGATAAGCACGCTGTCCCATAACTGCACGAAGTTCCCGAACTGGTCACGGTCGGACACAATCATAGCTCCCCCATCCCTCACTAGCGCGTTTATCTTCCGCCGCGAACGCCGGCTCATGAGCAGCATATCCGGCTTGCTGCCTTTAACGGCGTCGACAAGTTCGTCCAGTTTGGCGAGTGTTAGTGTGGCGCCGGCAGTGCCCATGGCAATTACCTGACTTCCCGCCACGCCGGTATTAATCAATTTCTTCAAACCGTCAAACTGCTTCGAGCTGGTCGCGGTGTTCCCGTAGATGAACATCTCCTCGAATTTGCTTTGGAGCGCCTTGGCTTTCAGCTCGATAACCGCTGCCTCCAGGTCCTGAATATTGCTGCGGGTGGATTTTAAGAAATTATCCACGTCCGCGTCGCCGCCCATGATTTTCAGGTTGGCTGTCAGCTGTGTGAAGGTCGGCGTGGACTCATTCCATGTATCACCCACATCGTAAAAGTCGATATTGGGCAGTGTATTTTCCTGGTTATAGGTCAACCCGTTACCCACGATCTCGATGAAGGGAAGCCTCTGCAAGACCGGTGAGTCCTTGACGATGGTCTCCACCACCCCCTGCATCAGCATATCATTAGATAGTTTAGCTGCCTCGGTTAATGTTAATGCCATATTTGTTTACCTCCTTATCCCTTTTACCCTTTAACTCTTCCTTGCTACTTGTTACTTGCTACTTGCTACTTCCCCCCTTTATCCCCCCTCCATCGCGTATTTGATTTTCTCCCTCGCGGATAAGGCTGAAAGGTCTAGCGGTGTTCTCTGCGGAGCGCCTGCCGGTACTCTCACTCTCGCGCTCTCCGCCGCCACATGCTGTTTCACCTTTTCCACCAGCGCCTGTGCGCTTTTTACCGACTCATTGATTTCCCCGATGCTATTCCCTTTAATCATCTCGTCCACCAGGCCGGGATTCACCTGTATCACCAGATCCTTATAAGCCGTAACCGCCGCTCCCAGGGCATTTTTCGTTTCCTCCTGTACCTTGCCGGTATCAACCAGCGTCTGCTTTAAGGCGGCCATCTCGCCATCCTTTTCCTTTGCCGTCTTTTCAAGCCCGGCGATAGCTGCTTCTTTGGTCTTAAGCTCGTTTTTCAGCAAGTCGTTTTCCATCTTCAATGTATCGAGCTCGTTTACCGTCTCTCCCCCGTTTACCTTCCCCAGTTCTTCAGCCATGTTGTCCCTCCTGCTCCTTACTCCTCAATGCTCTCCGTACGGGATGTTAAAGCACCCTCTCTCGCTCCGCTCCTGCCGGATTTAACATTAAGTGTTTTATTCATCGTTAAAATGGACTCCCTTTCTTCAAGCCACTTCTGGAACTCGTTATCCGGGTCGGCCACCCCGATTTCCCCCATGGCCGTCCGGCGGGAATGTATCCCCGTCTGCACCATAACCTGCTCACTGCTTACTTTGGTTTCCATGTCGTTGGGCAGCACCGGTCCCCAGATTACTCGCAAATGCCCCCCGCTCCTCGCCGCCCCCAGGTCTTCACCCCCGAACTTCTCCTCCAACTTTAGAATCATCTCGCTGCGGCGGTTATAAGCGGCGGTCCGTATTAGTCTCTTACGCCGCACCTTCTGTAAAAGCGGCTGTAGCTCTATTTCCAGCGCCACGCCGGACATGCTCTTCTCGATACCGCCGAAGGCTGACCGCGGACTCTCCGATAAATCGTGCATGGAGCGATAAATCAGGTCGATGTAGTTGATATGCAAATTGACGCCACCACCCTGCAGCAAGTCCAGCAGATAGGCTTTGGCGTCCTCCGGGATATTCCAAACCGCCCCCGGTTTCACCGCGATATCTTCAGATTCCTCCACGTTCTCCAGCACGGCAATAGGATTCCCTGATAGCTCGAGAATACGCGATAGCTGGCTCATGGCACGGTTCAGCTCCCGCTGACTCTCCATTATCTGTGGTAAATCAGATACGCCCCAGAACTTCTTCGGCTCCCGCAGGTTGGGGAAGACAACAAATGGGATAAAACCGTAGGGATTGGGTTTGTTTTCCAGCAAGGCGTTATCTATGTATAGCTCGAATTCGTTATCCGTCCATATCTCGACAATAACCGCCGTTTTATTCCTGGACTTTACCCCGTAGAGAAGCCCGACCTCCTCCTGGGACAACTGATACCTGGAAGCGATACGCCACAACCGGGACGTATCATCACCGGAGCACCAGGCATAGATGCCCTGTATATCCGGAGCTGTAACCCTCACTCTCTTTTCCGCCGCGTCCCAGATGACCTTATAGCACCCGTCCCCCAGCACCGCGCAGTCGATTTCCGTCTCCAGGTCAAGCTGCTCTAGATAGTTCTCGCTGTATACCCTTTTTAGCGTTGCCTCCGCTCTTCTGGCGGATTCCCTTGCTCTATCCGAGTCTTTATAAGGGTCGACGGCAAAGCTAATGCCCCCCATGAGATACGACGTAACCTTTTCTATAAATACCTTGGCGTAGTTGAATGTCAGTCGCCGCTCATGCCACCTCCCCTTGCCCTCCCACTGCTTGCCGTAATAAAAATCTAGCAACTCCTTATAACCTTTTATCCTGTCGAGGTCTAAACGCGCTAACTGCGAAAGTACTGAATCATTCATCGTATCTCGTTCTCCTCTAATTCCCTTTTTTCCGTTTCCCCATAAAATTAATTGACTTATTACTTATTCTTTCCTTGTTACTTGCTACTTATTACTTGATACTTATCCCCTCAATGCCCTCTGTATCGTTCGTTGGCTCACCCCAAAAACCATCGCCAGTTCCTTAACTTTTTTACCGGCTTTAAAAAGTCTTTTTATTTCCTTATCCCGCGTCTGCTTCATCCAGCGTTGACGTCCCCGCGGCTCATCATAAAGGCACTGCGGGAAAGGACAGTCTAAACAGGCTTTAGCATATTCGCATCCCTCATCGCGATAGTGACAGTACTCCGGCTTTAAATCCGCTTTATATTGAGTGGTTTTTACTTCTGCTTCCGGGTTATCTCCGCCAATCTCACAAGTCTCCAAAACCATAGCACACCTCTACAATCAAACAGACAAACATTAGCACAATTGTTCTACTATCGTCAACTTCGTTTTGTCACTTTTTTCTTACCCCCTTGACAACCTAAAATCTTGTTTGTTATAATTGCTTTAACAAAGCAATATTTATTAAGAGATGGTTAAAGTAATATGTCTATCTTAGAAAACTATTTCAGCGTCCTTGAGGCGGGCCGTCGTTTGAAAGTGCACCCGGAAACAGTCAAGCGGCTCTGCCGCCAGGGTGACCTCCCAGCCGATAAAATCCGTAACACCTGGCTGATAAAAAAAGATACCCTCGATAATTTCGCTGGCACCTATAATCCTAACCGCGGCGCGCGGAGAAAACTGATTAAATGAAAGGAGCCGAAGAAGAGAAACTCGTCAGGCCAGATAGTATTTCTCCTTTTATAGGAGATTGTCATGAAAAAGGTTACCGTGCCTAATAAATATATCAAGGGTCTTATCTCGCTGGCGATGATTTTACTGATGTTTATGGTTTTTGTACCGTCTTCACCGGTTCTTGCGGCGCCAGCAATCAACCTGATACCCTCCGCTGGTGCCGTTGGTACTGTCGTTACTATTAACGGTACAGTCTTCGATTCCTATAAAGGCGATAATGTCCACATCTTCTTTGATACTACGGAAATTGAAAATAGCCCGCTTACTGTCCCTGTTCAAGGGGCTTTCTCTATCGACTTTACTATCCCCGCTAGTGCCAACGCCGGTCAGCATTGGATAGAAGTCAGGAGTGAAACCACATCATCATCAATGCTTGCCAAGAACTATTTTACTGTCGAGGCAACCACTCTCACGCTAGCGACCCCCGAAGGTGGTGTCGGCACCTCGGTCAACATCGCCGGCAGCGGCTTTTACGTAAATAAGCCGGTGACCCTGTATTTTATGAATATAACAAAGGATGAACTAGGCACCACAATGGCTTCCAGCACCGGCAAGTTCACACATCAATTCGTCGTTCCCGTTAGTACCGCCGGCTTTCATAAGATTATCGCCTCTAACGATATGGGAAATAGCGCCGAAATTCAATTCAAAGTGCTCCCTAAATTAAAGCTCAACTTAGATTCAGCCGGTTCTGGAGATTTAGTCAGCGCTAGCGGCACCGGTTTTGCCAGCCGCACCACGGTAAGCATTATCTTCGGTGCTCAAGATATCGCTTCGACTCAAACCGATGACCTTGGCAACTTCAAAATCGATTTTAGTGTTCCCTCGGTTAAACCCTATTCCTATAATGTCAGAGCGCAGGATAATCAAGGTAATACTGATATCGTTAAATTCACCGTCACCGCCGGCGCCACACTAAGTGAAACCATCGGCTACACCGGCAGCGAGCTTACCATCAACGGCAGCGGTTTTTTACCTGGCGCTACTATCTACATCTATTATGATAACAACCGCATTACTTCAGCCCTTGCTGATAATAATGGCGACTTCACCGCCACATTTATCGTCCCCCCCGGCGGCGGTAAACACATTATTACAGTATACGATGGCAGCACTACTAAAAAATACAATTTCGCCTTAGACAAAAGCCCTCCCCCGATGCCTACTCTGCTCCTGCCTAACAACAATAGCCTAACAATAGCCGAGGCTAACTTTGATTGGAGTGATGTCACTGATAACAGTACGCCAGTAACCTATAGCCTGCAAATCGCCTCGGACCAGAACTTTGGTTCTTTAGTTTTATCAAAAACAGGTATTAGAGAATCGCACTATACCCTCACCAAAGATGAAATTCTATCCGCGGATTTTAATAAAGCCCCCTATTATTGGAAAATAAAAGCCATCGACGGCGCTGATAATGAAAGTGAATGGACGTCACCCTGGGTTTTTTATGTAAGTGTACCGTCCGTCCCAATTTTAGACTTACCCTTACCCGATGCTAAAGTTGAGTTACCCATACACTTTAGCTGGCAGTCTACCGCCAGCCTTAGTCTGCCGCTAACCTATAACCTGCAAATTGCCACTAATCCCGATTTCACTTCTCTTATATTAAATAAAACTGGCCTCACCCTCGCGGAATACCTCGCCTCGGAAAAAGATGATTTAAAACTTGAGAATAAAACAACCTATTATTGGAGAGTAAAAGCTATTGATGGCGTCGGCAACTCCAGTGATTGGTCAACAACCGGTTCTTTCGGTTTTATTGCTGCTGCCGGCTTCCCGAGTTGGGCAATCTATATCTTGATTACTTTTGGAGGTCTAATAGCCCTCCTCCTCGCATTCCGTGCTGGCAGGCGGACGGCCTATCATTAGCCATTAAATAACGTTATATATTTCAGGAGGATATTATGAAAATCAGTAAAATCATTAGGATATTCGGCGTCGCGTTTATCCTTACACTGCTCTTTACCATGCTACCGGTATCACCGGCCTTCTCTACTGCTATTACTTATACTTACTCTATCGCTATATCACCCACCCAAGGCGATATCGGCACTACAGTCAGTTACAATGGCGTATCCAATCCAGCACCCACAAGCGCTACCACCGCTAGTATTTACTTTTCCCCAAATAACCTCTCCATCGGTGCGAATCTTTCATCAGCATCCACCTATATACGGCTTGTTAACGAGAGAACTATACCCAGCTTTGATGATGTAGGCCCTAACGCCGGAAATTATACCGGCGACTTTACAATACCTTCCTCTATACCCGTTTCGACCGACCCATTGGTAGGAGGTAACGTTTCTCAAGACGTTTCTGCAGGCACCTATTATGTTTATGTTACGATTACGTCAGGAGACAATACCAGTGGGGTAGCTGCCAAGGCAACCTTTACCTTAACCCAGCCCACCCTCGACCCCCTCTCCCCAACCTCCGGTCCATCTGGCACCAGTGTAGTAGTTTCCGGTCACTACTTCCCGAATAGCGCCCAGCTCACCTTTAAATTTGATACCACCACCGTCTCACCAACATCCGGGCATACCAGCACAACATCTAGCGGCACCTTTTTAAGCTATATTACTATCCCATCCGGTTACCTCCCCGGCCAACATACCCTCTATATAACCGCCGGCAGTGATTCCAGCGCCATCACTCTATCCGCCACCTTTACCATCACTGCTGTTTCCAGCGCTTCTATTGACAGCGTTTTCCCACAAACAGGCATGTCTGGCACACTTGTTGAAGTCCACGGTTCCAACTTCCCGGCTGGCGCCCAGATTACCTTCAATTTCGATGATAATTCTGTCGCGATAACGAACGGAGATACCTCCACCAGCACCGGTGGCGACTTTATCTCACGTATTACTATCCCGTCTGCCACCACCGGCTCCCATACCATTAGAGTTACCGTCGGCGGTGCTACCGATTTCAAATTCTTTACCGTCACAGGAACACCACCAACAACGCCCCCACCAACGTTAACCACCCCCATCAGTATCGACCCGAGCAGCGGTTCTGTAAACTCTTCCGTCAGTGTCAGCGGCAGCAGTTTCCTGGCAAATCATAATGTCGATATCACTTTTAATGGTACGCTGGTTAAACAAACCAATACTAATGATGCTGGAGCCTTTTTAACTTCCTTCCAGGTGCCTTCCAAACCTTCTGGCAACCACACCGTCGCCGCTACTGACGGCACTAATACCGGCACTAAAGTGTTCACTATTGAATCGACAGCTCCACAAATACCACAGCCGTCGTTACCATTAATGAAGGAAGCTGTATCATCACCCGTTACTTTTGATTGGGCTGATGTTACCGACCCCAGCGCTCCGGTCACCTATAAGCTTCAGATCGCCACGTCTGCCAACTTCGATGCTGATTCCATTATCATCAACAAAACTGGCCTCACCGTTTCCCAATACACACTCTCCGACGATGACATGAAAAAGCTATCGTCAGATGTACCGACTTATTATTGGAGAGAAAAAGCCGTCGATGCTGCCTTTAACGAAAGTGGTTGGACCGGCGCCAGTGAATTCTCACTGGCTAAACCATTCTCGTTCACCGGCTGGCCCTTATATGGAACCATCGGCATCGGCGCGTTGCTTTTATTCCTCATCGGCATCTGGATAGGCAGGAAAACCGCCTATAGCTACTAATTAAAAACAAATTACCCCCTCTCCTCATATTACCTCCCCGACGAGGAGAGGGGGTTTTTATTTCTATACAATAGCCTTTTCAAAAATAAAAAAGGGGAGCACTAACGCTCCCCTCCCCTTTTACCCAACTGTTAATATGTATTATATCAAACCTTTTCCCTTTAGTATTTTAATATAATCCTGTTTATTAATAATGCATTTTATTGCATCGTTTAATTGCTTTTCATTCAATTTCATTTGCTGTCTTATGCTGTATTGCATCGGAAGCTCTCCGGAGCCCTTTGAGCGCCTTGTTCGTGTAATTATTTTTCCTTTATATTCAAACCACGCCAACAAATCTCCACTATCACGAGTTTTAAACTCGAATTTTTTAACAACACGATCAAATTCATGTGCCTTAATCGTCAT